CCTGCCGGGGGTGAACGCATACAGGAAATTACCGGGGGCGTGAAGGCAAACAACAGCGTCGAGAGCGGGATTGACTATATCAGCGCCAAGATTGAACGTGGGCAGTTTTTTGTATGCGATAAATGTACCGGGGTGCTGTCGGAGATTTGGGATTATTGCCGTGACGAAGCGGGGCAGATTGTAAAAGTCAATGATCATTTTCTTGACGCCCTGCGTTATGCGGTATTCTCTGATGTACAGCAGGGGGTTATCTTTTCATGAAACAAAGTTTCATACTGAATCCCTTCAAGCTGTTTGTGCGTGACAAACAAAAAACATTATCCGATAACACAATTGGCGCTGACAAAAGTTTTCAAAATTCCTTGACTATTGATGACGGTTTTAGTAAATTATATATAGACCCCTTTAAAGAACCTTATCTCTGCTGCGCATGGGTTAATATTGCGGTTAACATTTTAATACGCAATTTAGCCCGTGCGGATTTTATTGTTGAGAGGGATGGGGTTGAGTTAAAAAGCGGCACCCTTTACACGATATTCCACAAACCAAATGAATTCCTCAGTCGCTACGATCTGTGGAAGGAAACTGCCGCCTGGTGGTTTCTTGAAGGCGAGGCGTTCTGGTGGTTTGGACCGGAATATGCAGGAGGGCTGCCGAAACAACTGTACGTTCTCAATCCCCGGAAACTCCAACTTGAGGGAGAGGGGTTGGAAATGCAGGATGGCTATGCAAACAAAAAACGGCGCTGGTTTTACAATACTGGGGCTGAATTAGTCCCCATCTTTTCTGATGAACTAATCCATTTCCGGGACTGGAACCCCTGGAACCCTCTACGTGGCGTTAACCCTCTTGTTTCCCTGACGCTGGAAATTGAACAGGACTATTTCGCCAATAAAGCAAACTCCACCCTTCTCAAAAACAACGCAATACCCCAAGGCTTGCTGAAAACCGACCAGACGCTTAGGCCGGAGGAAGCAGACGCAATAGAGAGGCGGTGGGAAAGCAAGTATGGTCAGGTTAAAGCGGGGCGCAAGATTGCCGTGCTTGGCAAAGGAACCAGTTTTGAGGCCCTTTCGTTTAACCCTGATGTTGTAAAACTTTTTGAACTGAAACGGTGGAACCTCTACACCATCCTTGCCAAGTTTGGAATCCCCCCTCGTGTCGCAAACATTTCTGACAGGTCAACTGCGCTTAGCGGTAAGGACACAAAAGAACAGCACTCGGCGTTCTGGCAGTATACCCTTATCCCACTGTTACGCCAATTTGAGCAGATACTTGAAAGCCAGTTTTTTATGAGGTTCGGCCTTAAAGAAAATGGGCGCTTTGACTTATGGGACATTCCTGAACTGGCAGAAAACGAAGATTCGCAAAGCAAAAGGGACATTGCGGAAATTAACGCCGGAATCAAAACAATCAATGATGTTTTGAAAGAGCGGGGCAAGGAGCCGAAGCCCTGGGGCGATGTCTGGCACAGGCCAAAAAGCCTTGTTCCTGTCAATGATAGCGGAAAGGCCGATGGGGAATAGGGGCGTTATTATTGCAACTAACGCTACATTCTTTGCTGAAATATTGAGGGAGAAATTTATGGATTGCGGGCTGTCGGTTTTTACTGCTTCCAGTGAAAACGATTTGTCGGAAAAAATGGAAACCACGTTTATCAAATTTATTTTTATGGAGAACTGTTTCCTTGGGCATGGTACTGATGTCCTGGTCAATCGGATAGTTAAAAAAAACATACACACAAGGATTGTCGTCTGGGCCGTATGTGAGGTAAAGCCTGTTATAGCCGCCAGGTTCATCGCCGCCGGGGCAGAAAGTTTTGTGTCGCTTAGGGACACTGAAAGCAACATTGACAATGCAATTAAAAATGTCGCTTGGGGGCAACGTTATTGCCCTGCCGATGTAAAGGCGGTTATTGACAGGAGGGACGATAATTTTACGTTTGATGAAAAGCTTACAGGGCGGGAAATCCAGATTATTAAGATGATTGGTGATAACAAAACAAACAAAGAGCTGGGCGATAGTTTATCGGTAAGCATAAACACAATAAAAATGCATAAGAAAAATATATACCGTAAATGCGGGGGGAATACTCCTGTGGATATTCTGATCAATGGGCTAAGAAAAGGGGTTATTAGTGCTGAGGAGCTAATAAGTTAAAAGGGAAAAGAGACAAGGTAAAAGAGCAGATAACAGAGAGGAGAGACAACATGATTATTAGGACCAAGGGTTGTGATTACAGGGCGGATAATTCGGCGGTGTTGCTGGATTTTTTGGGGGTGAAGAATGAGGCGGCGGGGGTGCAGAAAGTAGCGGGTGATGTTGAGTTGATTGCTTTTGTACCTATTCAGGCAACAGGTAACAAGGAACAGGCATTAGGTGAAAGCGAAAACGGTTTTGCTTGGACGCTTTCTACTTTTGACCTTGACAGGTTTGCGGAGAGGATAGATCCGCAAGGGTGGGACTTTAAGAGGTTCATGGATAATCCTGTCGTGGAGTGGGCGCACCGTTACGATATTCCCGCCATCGGCAAGATTGAAAGCCTGACGGTTGATGACGGGGGGCTTCATGGTCTGGTGTGCTTCAACGACAAATCCTATGACCCTTTCGGCTGGGCTATCGGGCAGCGTGTGAAGGCTGGGGTTATCAGGGCGGGGTCGGTCGGGTTCCGTGTCATCGAGATTGAAATTCCTGATAGGGAAACGGCGAAGGATGGGACGGCGCTTATTTTCCGCAAACAGGAATTGCTGGAATTTTCTATCTGCAATGTTCCCGCTAATCCTTACGCATTAGCAAAGGCAATGACGGAAGTAAAACAGGATTCTTCCCTTTCTCATTTTTGGAATGGGTTAATCAATAATTTTCAAGGAGAGTAATTCATGGACGAATTGTTGAAGGCTATCAGACAAAAGTTGGCCAACATGAAAAAAATCGAAAGTACCGGGTTTACAGATCCGGCAAAGGCTGCGGAATATTTCAGGGATAAGGAAATGATTTTGGAGGAAATCACCAAAACCCTTGAAACCATGACTGATAACCAGACAACGCAGATAGCGGCACTGGAAGGGACTGTTAAGGAACTCCGTAAGGAGCTAAAGTCACAAGCTTCAAGCCCCAAGGAACTGACAAGGCGGGAGCTTCTTTATTCCATCGGCAAGGGGATTGCGGCGGCGTGGGCTGGGAACCACAAGGCGCTTGCGGATTTGTCGTTTTCGCCTAACCTGAAATCGGAGAACTGGACGAACCCCCGCGATGTGGCGTGGGGCGAAAAGGGATGGTCTATAAAGGCGGCTCTCGGCGATCCNATGGGCAACATGGCGACAAATGAGCAGTACCTTATCAACCCGATTTATGAAACGGAGATAATGACGGACGCTGCCAAAAAAAGCGTGATGATGAACCTTGTCCGTCACCGGCCCATGTCGGGGCCCAGTATCATGCTCCCCACAAGGGACAGGGGCGGCGTTCAGCTAAATTGGCTTACGCAGTATGGGGCGAAAATCGAGGGCAGCAAGCCGAAGGGCGCGGAGCGTGTTGAACTGAAAGCCTACACGCTGGGCGGCTACATTCCGTGGTTTGACGAATTCGAGGAAGATGTGTTTGTCGATTTGGGGCAGATTTTTGTTGAGGAGTTTATAGAAACCTACGGACAGGAGTTTGACCGCCAATGTCTGCTGGCAAATGCAGATCCGTTTACAGGGGCTTTTGCCTGTGCCGATGTTACGGAGGTTACGATTGCAGGGGACAGTATCGACAAACTGACTTGGAAGGATTTTAGGGACGCCGTTTATAAAATCCCTGCGGAAGAAAGAAAAGACTGCTGCTGGTTCCTCAATGAGACTGTCCTCAACCATATTGCCAACATCGAGGACACTACGGGCCGCCCGATTTGGCGTAGGCCCACGGAGGCCATGCCTGGGCGGTTGGATTTGTACCCTTATCATGAGGTTTCGATTCTTCCTCAGATTGGGGACATTGAAGATGACACGGCCTTTGCCTTGTTCTGCAACCCGAAACGGATTATGCACGGCAACAGGCGGGGGATTGAAATCAAGAAGTTTGACGCCACGACCGAAAGCCTTGAATATGGGGAGCTCTTTTTAAGGTTCCGCAAGCGTGACGGTTTTTTGGTGACAAGGCCGAAGGGCAATATGCTTGTTCTGAAAACGAAGGAAAGCTAAAAGACAAGAGATGAGAGATAAGAGTTAAGAGGTAATAATTTATTTTATCACTTCTATCTTATCACTTGTCTCTTGCTGTTTGTTCTTTGACAAATACAGCGGTACGTCAGATGAGAAATGAATTGACATTAGGGAGCTTGTTTGACGGCATTGGCGGGTTTCCGCTTGCCGCTGTCAGGGTTGGGATAAAGCCTGTCTGGGCTAGTGAAATTGAAGAAGCCCCGATCAGCATAACTAAACGGCATTTTCCCGATATGCGGCATTTGGGTGATATTGCCAAATTACATGGCGCTGATATTGAGCCTGTGGACATTATCACTTTCGGGTCCCCCTGCCAGGATTTGAGCATATCGGGTAGCAGGGCGGGGCTGGACGGGGAACGGTCGGGGCTTTTTTTACAGGCTGTACGGATTATTAAGGAGATGAGAAAGGCAACGCATGGAAGCTGTCCAGAAAGAATTGTTTGGGAAAATGTACCTGGGGCCTTTAGCTCACAAGGGGGGAGGGACTTCAAAACGGTCATCGAGGAAATATCCAGGATTGCCGAGCCGGGTCTTTCAATTCCTAGACCTCCGTCCGGGGATGGGTGGCTTGCTGCCGGAGCCGTCATGGGAAATAGCTGGTCGCTGGCCTGGCGGACGCTGGACGCTCAATACTGGGGAGTTCCCCAGCGCCGTCGCCGTATCTTCCTTGTCGCGGATTTTGGAAGCCGATGCGCCGGGGAAATACTTTTTAAGCAGGAGGGCCGGGCAGGGAATATTGAGGAGGGCGGAAATGCGGGGGGTAACGTTGCCGGAAATGCTGGTAAATGCCCTGAACAATATGCCGTAGACATTGGGGGCTCCTCTGCCGATAGAATTCAATTGTTCCCCCATTCGTCGGTTACGCTAAAGGCTAATGGCGGTGGTGGGGGTGCTAAGACGGGGCTGTATTGTCTGCCTGTTGCTTATTGCATTGTAGGCAATACGATTGATAGGCCGCATACGTCTGGCGGAAATGGTACAGGCGTTAATGAGGAAATTTGTTTTACCCTAACGTCTGCGGATCGTCATGCTGTTGCAGTCCCATTTATTTTTAATAGCTATGGGGATTATAAGCATGGCAATGTCAGCAAAACAATTTTATCAAGGGATGATATTACATCGGGGGATTTGATTGTTTCAGGGTA